CACCTGGGCACCAAAGCTTCGAAAAGCGGCGTATGCGTCATGCAGGATCACAATAATCAGTTTAATGGTATCCAGCACAAATCCAAGTAAACCACCAATGAAGTCAAGCACTTCCCCAGCAATAGCTTTCAGATCTGAAAATGCACCAGTGGCATCGCTGCGAACCATGTCCACTAATGCCTGGGTAAAATCAATTAACTCCTGAACAATTTCACTCTGGTTAAATGCGTCAAAAATACTATTGCCAATTTCCGCACACATGGCCTGCAGGTTTCCGGTAACGTCACCCCAAGCATCAATAGTGTTATCTTTAGATTCTCCCATCTTACCATCATACTGGTGAAGATAATCTATTAATGCACCAATGGCCTGCTGGCTATCCATAGCGCCAGATTCTACAGCCTTCATGGCCTCTTCACCGGTCATGCCAATGGATTGGAATGCAGCATCCATGTCCACGCCAGCCATTTTTAAACCAACTATCTGACGGCTGGTTAGTTCGCCAGCCGCTTGGATACGGCTGATAGCTTCCACCAACTGCTGTGCTCCCTGTTGACCGGTTCCCAAGCCTGCAGCTGCATCAGCACATAACTGAATGAGGTTGGCAGCGTTCTGCGCGGAATATCCCATTCGCATGAGCTGCGTGCCCATGTTCATGACAGCGTCTTCTTGATAATTAGTGTTGCGGTACACATCATTCAAGGCTCGCTGTGCTTCCAGCGCCAACTGTGTACTGCCAGTCATGGCCGCCAACTGGGAAACATGCTGCTGCATTTGAGCGCCTAACGTGGCAATCTGCCCAGCCATTTCTGTTAATGCAGATAGTGCACCGGTAGCAATATTCCCGGCCAGCACACCAATGGCCGTAGAAAATGCCGTGGTAAATCCTTCTGTCAACTTAAAGGAACCAGCCAACGCTCTGGCGCCTTTATCACCATCAGCCATAGCTTTTACACTATTTTTGATTTCAGAAGTGGTAGCGCCAATTTCTCTGGCATATGCTTTATTAGCAGCCTTCTGCTCATTGATAGATTTCCGCAGGCTCACCATTGCATCAGCCTGCTCTTTGGTGGCTTGCGTACCGTTCCTCGTTGCTTTTTCAAGGTCTTTCAGTTCCTTGGTCATAGCAACAACAGACTGTTGACCTTCCGCTAACGCCTTATTAAGTTTCTCAAGGCCGTCATTCTTGGCCTCTGTGGTCAGTGTAATTTTTGCATCAGCCACTGTCTCACCACCTTATAGCTTGATATGCTTCTGCATATATTCCTCAAGCTGCTGCCGGAAATAATCCTCAATAGCAGCTTTGTTATTTCCAAAGTAATCGCCGCGTGCCGGATAGGTTGGCCCTCTCTGCCCTCGTCTCGGCCCACGGCCTCTTATGATACGTCCAAATGCACCGGTGTTATACCAGCGAGCAAAGTAATTGGCATATATGTTGGCGAGAATCATATCTGCATGTACATCATAAGAACCTAACAAAATTTTATTTCCGCTAACAATATTCTTTCCACCAAAAGCCGTCGTAGGATGTGTTCGATAAATAAAATAACGTGTAGCTCTTTGCGCGTCTCGCACTGCCACCGCTACATCTTTGTAATACCCATGGTCAATATAATCTTGTATCTTAGCGTTCAGTTCTTCCAACGTCATTGCCATTATTAATAAAACGGGGCACCGTTAAGATACCCCGTTCTCCATTACAATCATTCACACCGTAAATCCGGTTTTCTTTTCCGGAGCACCAGAGCCGGTTGCGCTGAAACTCTTGGTGATCATATCTTCAGACTCGGCAGTGATTTCCCAGGAAGTGGGTGCAACTTTTAGATCATAATACTCTTTGCTGTCCAGATCCACGATAGCAATGTTCAGCAGTTTTTTTGCACTGGTGATATCATCATCAACCATAAACTGCTCAATTGCTTCCTGCGCTTCGTTATCGCGCATCATAATAACTTCTGCACTAACCTCATAAGATTTACTGGTGATAGAACTGCTTGCCCAGTATCCGGTATCCTTGGTCTGCTGGCTGGATGCCTCGGCAGAAAAGCTCAGGGAGTTACTGGTCAGACCGCCAAGCAGAGTCCATACAGGAGCCTGCGCAGTAGCACCAGTGCCATAATTCAGGTACATTACTAATCTTTTGCCGGAAACGCCAGTCCCGGCATCATATGCAGGATATTTTGCTGCATCAATTGTAATTGCCATTTTCTCACCTCATTTAATTTAATTGACTTACCCTGAAACTGATGTTGGTGCTGCCGCTCTGCCATACCCCGTTATCGGAATATATCGGCAGATTAACACGCAGCACGTTCACCGTCATGCTGATGAGCGCGAACCCTTCTGCATTAAGCGCGGCCTGTATGGCATTCTTACCAGCCTCGCTGCTCAGGTAGTTCAGCACCGCTTCCAGTTTCTCAGCGATGACCTTGCGGCCTTTGTAGTTGGAATATATCTCCAGCTGCAGCGTGCTGTCCCATACCGCCACCGTCTTGGCCGGCGTACAGTCGGCGTCAGCTGCACCGAAGATACCATACGCAAATTCAGCCTGGCTTTTGAAATAGTCCTCAATTTCATTGATGGGGACGGCGCTGTCGAACCATTCCAGCCCAATATTGTTATTGGTGTCGGACAGTACAGCATACACCGCCTTGCTGATAGCCACAAACGGAACCTTGTAGATCATATGATTCCCCCACCTCCGTTGACAGCCGTCGCGGTGATCTGGATATAAAAAGGACTACTCTCATCAATCAGCGTCAGTTCGTTGATTAAATAAGTGTAGCCCTTATATTCCAGTCGCCAGCTTGTATCAATTCCAGGACACAGGCTCCGGATATCCCGCACAACAAAATACCGGGTGTCGCTGGTCACATAGTCGCCGATGAACTGCTGCCGAGTCTGGCTTTTCTGCTCGATCATCGCAAACAGTGTCAACGCGGCTTCGTATGTCGTGGCAGCAATGCCACCCAGCTCGTCACGCACCGGAGCAGATGGGCGCAACAGCGTTATTCTGTTTGTAAACCTTCCGGGATTCCTGTGAAACATGATTTAACCTCTTATGCGCTGATGGTAATTTTGGCGAATGCGCCAGCGTAGGTGTTGATGTCGGCGAAGCGAGCGATGATGCGAACCAGCACGCTGTTTTTCGCAAAGCCGGCTTCTTCGCTGGACATAATTTCCAGACCGGGGTTTTCAACATGGTAGATGGCAGAGAAATCACCAACTACGATGGTGTCGTTAGCCAGGTCTTTTGCTTCGCAAACAATAACCTGTGCGCCTTCAATCATCGGAATGGTAGCGTTGTTGGCATCGCGAGCCAGCAGGTAACGCTGGTCACCATCTTTTGCCAGAGCCAGTTTTGCGTAGGTTGCCTGGTTCATAACAACATGAGCTTTACCAGCGGAAGCCAGAGGCAGACCGATAACAGCTTCTTTTACTTTGTCGATGGCGGCAGCTGCGGTAGCAGCATTGATAGCGGTCAGGCCGGTGGTGGCAGCGGACAGTACAGCGCCGTTTACAGTGTTCATGTAAACTTTGTTGAACAGTTTGCCAACAACAGCCAGCACGTCGCTGTTAGCATCCCACAGCAGTTCGCGGGATACCGGAACAATAGCGCCTTTGCTTGCCAGGGTGAACGGTACGGAAGCAAATGCGGCCTTTTTCTCCACGATCGAGTTATTTTCATCAAAAGCGGTCAGCACCATGGTCTGGCCATAGTCGATGGTCGGTACGGAACCGGTACGGCTGGAAACAGGAATAACGGTGCAAATGCTGCGCAGGTCAGCAGCTACGCCATTGTTTTCTGCCAGGCCCAACAGTTCGGACGGAACCAGGGCACCGCCGTCAGCGGTTACAGCGCCGTTGTTGCCGGCAGCAGTGTCAAAATACTTTGCAGTCAGTTCATCTTTGGTGCCACGCAGGAAGGATTTCAGAGCGGCTTTCATTTCCATTTTGTCCATAGTTTTTTCTCCTTTAACATTAACTTTTTTAGCGGAGTCTTCCGCAGATTTAACCGATTTGTATTCATCCATGAGTGCCTGAAGCCGTTCGTGCTCGTCAGCCGTAACTTCAAGCTGGTTACTGATTTTGTTATTGATATGAGCAGTCAATTCGTCAATCTCCTGCCTGATCTCCATGCTTTTTAGCATGTTGGATCCCTCCTTGTGTTAAAATCTCACGCCATGCTTTCTGGACATCCTCTTCAATTTCACCAACTTTTGCGCGACTCTTCCGATAGGCCGTCAGCTTTTTGTATGACGGCGGTTTTTTGACAGGCCCGCGCATTGCCGGCATTGCACAATTGATGATGAATAAATCTTCCAGATGCTCATGGCGCCGGATATAGCCATCAAACATGGCATCTATCTCCATGACCGTATAATTACCAAACTGCTCCGGAGTCAAATGCAATTCGCCCAGAGCAATTTCCTCCAGCTCTTCAATCAGGGCTGTTGTGGTCTTGAAAACTTTCCCAGGTCTTACGCTTCCGCTGCCTGCTCTTTTTTTCTTTGCCCCAGTACACCGCTCTTTTCCAACGCCTGCAATGCCGCCCGGAACAATTCAATCATCGGATGGTCTTCCAGGGCTTTCAGGTAAAGTTCATCAACCTGATCTTCCGTCATACCCGGGTTGCCACCCAGTAACGCATATTTAAAAATTGTGTAAATGTCACCCATCCCCGGAGGAACATCATTGGCAGCGTTCCCGATCAGAAGCAGGAAGTTCTTGGAAGATAACTGTCGTTCTGCTTCCCATACATACCTGAGCGGGTAGCACAGCTTGTATGTTTTACCATCAATCTGAAAATCCACCGTCTTGTCAAATACCATCGTTACTATTCTCCTTCCCTTTTCCGCCTTCATTGGCCGGGCTGTCTCCCAACGCACCCGTTCCACCCCGCTGGCTTAATTTATCAGCTGCAGGATCATCAGATTTCGGGTACTGTAAAGACATCCGTGCTTCATTCGGCGTTAATATCCCGGCGCCAGTATAAGTTGCCAGCACCGATGATTTACTCTGTGCATCCAGGCGATCAAACACATCGCTTGCATCATCGAAGCGATATCCTTTGTTCATCTGGCGCTCTGTCAGCAGCTTCGTGGTCAGTTCATTGGAATACTGCCGGACGATTGGAGCAATGGTGCCGTTATAGAACTGCTGCAGCTGGTTCGTTGAGAATGTTGCCATTCCTGCACCACCGCCAATGTTCAGCATTACCAACGGAATACCAAAGAAGGCGCTGATAGCCTGAGCATTTGTTGATTTTAAAGCATCGTAATAAGCTTTGATATCATTAGCAATATTCTGTGCAGACATTCCTGCCGGCAGCGGGAAGATTTTATTTTCCGAGTTCGCCAGCAGTTCTTTTATCTGGGCCTGTAGTTGCTTCTGCTTGGAAACACTTAAATCGGAAGTATAGCTCAGCAGTATAGTTCCTGCGAATCCATTCTTAACACTGGAGCGCAATGCACTTTCCACATCTGCATTACTCTGAAGCGTTTCCCGTAATACCGCAATGGCTTTCCTGCCAATAATGCCGTTATTAGAGAATGCTTTGACGTGGAGAATCTCTTCCGGAAGAAACGTGTATTTCTTTTGCGTTAGTTCATCCGTGTATTCATAGATGATTTTCCGCGCACCATCTAAAATATTGGCGTTGTCCCAGTAAACAATCATGCGCTGCGCATCCAACGGAATCAGCCCAGCCAGCTGACTGGCTTTATCCCAGTGGATATAGGCGTATGCATTACCATAAGCCAGACGCTGAATTTCCATGTTTCGCCAGAAATCGTAAGCATTGATACCGGGATACGGTTCCAGGTTCAGTACCTTCTGGAACATTGCCATGGTGTTTTCCACTTCCCGGTTATCGGAGCCGTATAACCCCCATTGCATCTGTGCCACGTTCTTAGCCAGGATTTCCATGCAAGTCAGAAATACCAGATCGCCGTTAGCATCAACCACTACCCGGGAACCGTTCCACACAGGATATATTGTTGTATCTTGCGTCTCATATGCGCTGCCCCTGAAATAGTTCTTGATTTTGTCGAACATAGGCATCACCCCAACCGGGACGCTTCATCCAGCAGAGCTTTCAGCCCTTCCGGAACAACGTATTCCGCTTTCTTTTCCAGTTCTTCCTCTTCCGGATCCGTTTCATCCGGAGCGGGTTCTTCTTCTGGTTCTTCTTCTGGCGTCTCTTCCGGATCCGCTTCAGGTTCTTCCTGCGGTTTTTCCTCTTCCGGCTTTTCTTCTTCCTTATTCAGCATAGCCACCATTTTGACCAGCTTTGCCAAAGAAGCACAGGCCGCCAGTTCATGCTTTTCTTCCTTTTCCACCAATTCGACAATATCGAACAGCTCAGCAGCATCCTCGCCAGTCAGCCACACATCACCCTTATCCATCTGATCGCCGATGGAATTATCATAGCAGTGCTCAGCCACGATATTATGAATAATGGTATCAATGGCAGCCATCGCATCAATTTCCTGTTGCAGCTCTTCTTTGTTTCCTGCTGTAAACGTCCAGCAATTATGGAGCATCAGCAGACTGTTTTTATCAATCTGGACTGCATCACATGCCAGCGCGATTACGGCTGCAATACTGGCAGCCATTACCTCAATCTTTGCTGTCACCTTATGCTTGCAGTCCTGAATGGCGTGTATCATCTGCAAACCCTGAAATACATCGCCGCCAGGGCTGTTAATAACCAGCTCTACATCTTCCACGGCATTAGCAAGGGCCGCACACTGTTCCTGCAAATCCCATACCTCGCCGGTAATATTAATTTTCATTTTCATTTTCCTCCGTCGTATACATTTGCAGTTGCGTTAACATTGCTCTTGCCGTGTAATTCAAGTTGCTATCCCGGTCTGTCAGCATCCCTTCCCGCTGGTCATACATGGGCGGGCACCATTGTGTCTTTACCCACATATCCGCTTTTCGGGAGAACACTACATCCCCGGAATATAACTCCGCAAACCCATCAATAGCATCTGCCAGATAGTCATACCCTGACTGAATTATGTCGGCGATGAAATTATCGTCGTCAGAATAATCAATTCGCAGATACTCTTTTACATCACTTGCCTGGATCATTTCATCACCTCACTTCAACATGTCCAGCCAGTCGTCTACCAGCTCATCGCCGGAAGGCCCGCGTTTATTAAAATCTATATACGCCGCAATAAATCCGGTAAGCATAGCATCCACCGGATCAATGCGGATATTACTATCAGCTCTCAAACTTACTTTTTCTATGGAATAATAGCCGGTGTTATTTCGCACCAGCAGGCTGTTAGTGATTGCCTTCTCTAAAATATCCTCATGGTCAGTCTGATATGCTATCATTCCATCCTTCCAGTGCTGACTTAGTGCTTCAATGTACTGGCTCAGTGCTTTAGGGCTCTGGTTCTGCAAAATAAATGTATCGCAAATATTTGCCAGGGAATCCTGAATGCCTGCCACGTTATACGGATCCGCGCCGATGGTCACAAAATGCAGATCATATTTTTCCTTAATCTGCAACAATTGGTCATAAATTTGTTGCGTATCAATGTTTTCGCCACCAGCTCCAGAGCACAGGAATAATTCCGTATCCAGGTAATCACGATACTGAAATTTATCCAAGGAAACATGCTGTTGCAGTTTGGCGGCCGGCATCCAGCTGAGCACATGGGTAAATAATCTATAGTGGTCAGCTGGATATCCCTGGGCCAATAGCACCTCACCAGACTCGATATCAGTAAAACCAACATAGGTTCCAAACCACACGCTGGTAAGATCCAGTGTCTGGGACAGGTCAACTCCAAGATACCAATCCTTGTAACCCATCTCGATGACGTCTTTGAATGAAACCCCGACGCCGCAGGCCTTCATCTGGTCGAACGTACACAGACTGCGGTCTTCAGCGCTATACCATGTATTACATTGTTTTGTTACCCAGCTCTGCAGCTCAAAACCTTTTGTGGCAACCGCTTCCCTGCTTTTCTGCAGGTACTTTTTACGGATATGGTCTTTAATGGTATAGCCGTCCGATTCAAACAGCAGTACCGGATTTGCTTTGCCCCATGTTTTTATACTGGTAAAATCTTTGGCTTCAATATCTGATGCATCCGGTTCCGCCAGGAACAGAAACACATTATCCGGCAGCGCATCTTCATACAGTGCCTTACGGAGCGCCAGCCATTTTTTATGGTTGTCTCCGCCAATATCAAACTGGGCTGTGGACATCGTTACCAGCAAGCTGTCTTTAAAATGCGCCTGACCGTCTTGAATGGTCTTGGTGATAATCTCATCACAGAGCATTTCCTCATCAATGACGGCCACCTTATTGGTAAAACCATCCAGTGACTTTTTGGCGCCTGCACCGGTACGAAACATCTCCAGACGATTACCGGTCGCCTTGTTTTTTGCCCAGCAAGCTGTCCGGTTTACATTGTCGAAGTTTTCCCGCAGCAGCTGGTCGTTATCCACAAATTTCACGAACTCATTAAAACAAATCGTTGCATTTTGACCTTTGCAGCTGGCTAATATAATCAATTCATTCCGGAATTTACTCATTCCCATCAGGTAATGGAGCACACCTGACAGTAAAAACGACTTGCCATTTCTGCGAGCCATATACAGATTAGCCGTATTGGTTACATAGCGCCCGTCCGAATATCGCAAGCCAAAGATTCCGCACATAATAAACTTTTGTGCCGGATACAATTGCAACCGTTTCGCCTGTCCATTTTCATCTACAAAAATCAACAAATTCAGAAATTTGAACAGCCGGCGCATACCTTTGACCGCAAATCTGTATTTCCCGCTGCCATACATCTGCAGGAACCGTTTGAAGCATCGATATTCAGACTCACCAACCAGATCCATGTCGGCGCGTTTAATCAGAGCCTTGTGGTAATCCCCGATAAACTCCCTGAGCTCCGGTGGAACCGTCAGCGT